TAAGTACTTCCGTTGGTTCGACATCAACCATGCTGAGGCAATTACCATGTCAGGTCAGTTGTCCATTCGTTGGATCGCCGACCGTATGAATGAATATCTCAATAAGCTTTGCAAGACCGAAGGCTTTGATTATATCGTTGCTTCAGATACCGACTCGATTTATGTAACAGTTTCCAATCTGGTTGATATGGTCTTCCAGGATCAATCTGACACTAAAAAGATTGTTGCATGGCTCGACAAAGCATGTAAAGAAAAGTTCGAACCTTTCATTGATAAGTGCTATAAGGATCTGGCTGACCGTGTAGGTGCTTTTGACCAGAAAATGCACATGAAGCGTGAATGTATCGCTGACAAGGCAATTTGGACTGCCAAAAAGCGCTATATCCTAAATGTGTGGAATCAGGAAGGCGTTGCGTATGAAACAGCCAAACTGAAGATGACTGGCATCGAAGCCGTGAAATCATCAACTCCTCAGGCTTGTCGTGATGCACTGAAGAGTGTGTTTGGGCTTATCATGAATAAAACCGAAACGGATCTTCAGAACTATGTAGCTCAATTCCGTGAAAAGTTCAAGTCACTTCCATTTCAGGATATTGCTTCACCTCGTGGTGTTTCCAATTTGACTCAATATGTCAGTCGTGGTGCTGAAATGTATATCAAGGGCACACCAATTCATGTCAAAGGTAGTATTCTTTATAATAAGCTTGTATCCGATCTGAAATTGGGAAATCAAGTTGATACTATTGCAAATGGTGACAAGATTAAATTCTGTTATCTAAAGAGTCCGAATCCATACGGAACAAATGTGATCTCAAGTCCTGCTGAACTTCCTACTGAATTTGGTCTGAATAACTATATCGACTATGATCTACAATTTGAAAAGGCATATCTTGATCCACTATCAATTGTTCTAAACTCAATTGGGTGGAGTGCTGAAAAGAAATCCACACTTGATAGCTTCTTTGACTAAGGAATACTTTATGAATTTTGATGATGATTTTGGATTTACGGCAGTAGACAAATATGATCTAGTAAATGAAAGTGATTATAGAGAGCGACTCTATAAAATGTATGGTATGATCGAACCTCTTATTAGTAATCTTCTTAGAGATTCGGATAAGGACATTATTCGTTGGCCAAACCGTAAAGAAAAACTTGAGCAATTTCTTTCGCAATTGAAAGATTTGCTGGATAAATAATGGTAGAGGGGTAGTTACCCTCTATAAACCAATCAACAAAGGATAAAATATGAGTGATCTATTACAACGTATGCTTAAAGCAGGTTCAATCAAGTCAGTAACTCTTGATGAATCAGCACTCTTTAATGACAAAGACCAATCCCCAACAGAGATTCCTATTATCAATCTTGCTTTGGGTGGTAAGCTAAAAAGCGGTCTTATTTCAGGACTCACATTCCTTGCTGGTCCTTCCAAACACTTTAAATCACTTCTGGGTCTTGTTTTGGTCAAGGCTTACATGAAGAAGTACAAAGATTCAATCTGCATCTTCTACGATTCAGAGTTTGGTATTACTCCCGACTACATCAAGTCAAATGGTCTTGACCCAAGTCGTATTGTTCACGTACCAATCGAACATCTAGAACATCTTAAGTTTGACATCGCTAAGCGCCTAGACGAAATTAAGCGTGGTGATAAGGTGATCTTCTTTATCGACTCTGTCGGTAATTTGGCTTCCAAGAAAGAAGCTGAGGACGCTCTAAATGGTAATGCCGCAGCAGATATGACTCGTGCTAAGGTGATGAAGTCACTCTGGCGTATCGTCACTCCTCACTTGACTACCAAGGATATTCCTTGCATCGCAGTCAACCACACTTACCAGACTATGGAAATGTTCAGTAAGGCAATCATGTCTGGCGGTTGTCTTGAAGCAGGAACAATGATTCAAATGTCAGACGGTACTGTAAAATCAATTGAAGATATTCTTGATGGTGATTCTGTAAAAACGCTACTAGGTAACAAATCTGTATCTGCGACATGGGACCCTGAAACACTTGAAATTGGTGAACCAGAATGTTATGAAATAGAGTTTGATGATGGTTATAAAGTAGTGTGTTCTGATAAACACAGATTTCTATCAGAAGATATGAATTGGATTGAAGCGAAAGATCTTCTACCCGAAACTAAATTGATTTCAAATTCATAATCCATATAAATAGTTATGTCAGGAGGCATAACTATGAATAAACTGCTAATAAAAAATTACAATAAGCTTTTTCCTAATATTGATTTATCAAAGGGTTATCTTAGCTTTGAAGATAAGATTTTAATAATTTCTTATTATTTAAAAGATATTAACTATGATAACCCTAAGATAATAACGATGATTGAATCTTTAGGTTCAGAAATAAAAGCTTCAATTAAGTACAAAGAGCAAATGGCATTACTTCTAAATCCAGATAATAAACCAGGTGGATCAATACGAACTACTAAATATTGGATTTCTAGAGGGTGGTCGGAAGAATACGCCAATAATAAAGTATCTGAAATCCAAAAAACAAATTCACCAAGATCTAATCTATATTGGGAATCTAGAGGATTGAGTAAAGAAGAAGCTATTAAAAAAGTTTCAAAATTTCAATCCGAAAGTGGTAAAGAATTCCATAGAAAGTTAAAACTTGGTAATGGTACTGTTTCTTGTTGGAATGTAAATTTTTGGATTAATAAAGGATTTACTTTAAATGAAGCAGTTGAATTGGTCAGTGAAAAACAGAAATCAAATAGTAGAAAATCTACATTAAAATACACGAAAGATGAACTCAAGACGTTCAATCCTTTAAATATTGAATATTGGTCTAAAAATTACGAAGATCAAAACTATGTTGAATTATTTGAAGAATATCTATCAAATAGATATTCAAATACTATTTTCAGATCGAAGATTGCGGATGAATTTTGCCATTCTTTATCTTTATTCTTTCCAGAATCGAAACTATATCTTGGGTCTTCTGAATTTGGAAAGTATATCCCAGCTGTTGGATATAGAAAATATGATTATATTGATTTAACATATATGATTTGTGTTGAATTTCATGGCAACTATTGGCACACCGAAAATAATGAAAATGATAAGATAAAGAAAAATTTCATTGAATCATTAGGATTCAGATATTTTGTTATCTGGGAATCTGAATACAATAAGAATAAAATAGACACTATCACTAATTTAGTAAAGGAAATTAAAAATGAAAACTGTTAAAAGTATTACACATGTAGGTAAAAGACCTGTATATGATATTTCGGTAATGGAAGCTGAGCATTATATCTTAGAAAATGGAGTAGTAACTCACAATACTGGTGGTATGTATTCTGCTATGCAGGTCTTCATTATCGGTAAGGCTCAGGAAAAGGAAAAGATTGACGGTAAGGATCAACTTGCTGGTTATAACTTTACAATTAACATCGAGAAGTCTCGTTTCGTGAAGGAAAAGTCTAAGTTCCCATTTGTTGTTAAGTTCGCAGGTGGTATTAACAAGTGGTCAGGTCTACTTGATCTAGCTCTTGAATCTGGTCACGTAATCAAGCCTAAGAATGGTTGGTATCAGAAAGTTGATATGGAAACAGGTGAGATTTCTGACAAGAGCTTCCGTGAAAAAGATACTAATACATCTGAGTTTTGGAATCCAATACTAGAATCCCCTTCATTCAATCGATTTGTTGAAAACAAGTTCCTAGTAAGTAATAGTACTTTGGTTTCAGATGAAGATGATTCAGAATCAATTTACGAAGAACTCGACGAAGATTGATAAGATTGGTTGACATTATATCCACTGTTTTATATAGTGGATATAATGTCAACGACACAGGAGGTTAGATGAAGATAGAAGAAGTAATTTTCAATAATTTATTGTACAATGAAGATTTTGCTCGGAAAGCACTACCTCATCTCAGGACTGAATACTTCTCAGATTATCTAGAGAATAAGATTTATTCTACTATTGAGACATATGTCAATGATTACAATAAGATTCCCTCCAGAGAAGCAATCATCATTGAATTATCCAATTCAAAAAGTTTAAATGATGACCAATTTGCTAAAGCAAGAACTTATGTAGAAAATATCAAGGAACCTGAAAAAGAAAATCTTGATTGGCTTGTTGACCAAACGGAAAAGTTTTGTCAAGATAAAGCAATCTACAATGCAATTGTGAACTCAATTAAAATCCTGGATGGTGACAATTCAAATCTATCCAAGGGTAGTATCCCTGGGCTATTGACAGATGCACTGTCAGTATCATTTGATACCAATATCGGACATGACTTCCTCGAGAATGTTGATGCACGATATGACTACTATCACACAAAACAACATAAGATCCCATTTGATCTTGAATACATGAACAAGATCACAAAGGGCGGCTTACCTCGTAAGACACTCAACGTATTCCTCGCTGGTACTGGTGTTGGCAAGTCACTCTTCATGTGTCACTGTGCTGCAAACAATCTTATGAGTGGACTGAATGTCCTTTACATCACCTTGGAAATGGCAGAACAGGAAATTGCCAAGCGTGTCGATGCAAATCTGCTCAATGTCACTATGGCAGAACTTGAAGAACTACCTAAGGAATCCTATGTCAAGATGATGGATCGTCTTAGAGGTAAAACTCAAGGTAAGTTCATTGTCAAAGAATATCCTACTGCTTCAGCTGGTGCAGCAAACTTCAGACATCTTCTAAATGAATTAAAGCTCAAGAAGAATTTTGTCCCTGATGTTGTCTATGTTGACTATCTAAATCTTTGTACTTCAAGTCGAATTCGTGGTGGCGCGAATGTCAATTCATACACAATGATTAAATCAATCGCTGAAGAACTAAGAGGTCTTGCAGTTGAGTTTAACATTCCGCTTATTAGTGCTACTCAGACTACAAGATCTGGTTATGGAAATTCTGATGTTGAAATTACTGACACATCGGAATCATTCGGTCTACCTGCTACTTGCGACTTTATGGCTGCATTGATTGTTTCGGAAGAACTTGATCAACTAGGTCAGATCATGATCAAACAGTTGAAAAACCGATACAATGATCCAAGTTACTTTAAACGATTTGTTGTTGGTGTTGATAGAGCAAGGATGAAACTGTACGATGTAGAAAAATCTGCCCAAGATCTAATGGATGATGGTCCAGTAATGGACAAGACTCCATCTGGTGATAAGCCTTCTTCCAAGTTTGACCGTAACAAATTCAAGGACTTTAAGTAATGAACTACAAGATCATTCCACAGAACGATATCGTCTCCTCAATCTTCGAAACAAAGACCGAGCAGTATGTTGCAATGAGTCTTATCACAAGTGAAGCTAAAGAACTTTGTCGGAAGCTAAATTTTGGAAGCGGCTTCGACGGCTGGACACCTAGCTTTTTTCTTACAAATATTGAAACTTACTCATAAAACAGTTGACAAATTTCCTCAGTTGGTATAGACTTAATTATCAACTGAGGAGATATTCCATGGCTTATCCCGAAACCGTTCTTGTTGGTGACCGTGTCCGCTACGAATGTGCTGCAGGTACTATCCGTGGTGAGGTTATTCGTATTGTCCGTGGCAAGAATGCTGCTGGCAATATGATCAATTGGATTCACATTCAATACTACAATCACAAGTCTCCTTCCAAGACTTCAATTGCTGTTCTCGCTGAAACGGCACTTCCCATGATGAAGTTCGTTGTTATCTTTCGTGATCAAATTAAGGATGTCGCATGACTGTTACTGAAATTGTAGAAGAACTTCTCGAAGAAGCGGATTGTGTTGAATCTATGGGTTATATCCTAGCTGCTGAAACAATCCGCAAGTTTCTGCGTACTGCTACACCAATTCAAATTAAAGCTCTTGAGGAATATGTTTAATGATTATTGAAACTTCATATAAATTTGGTGATATTCTTACTTTTAAGCTCATGACGGGTGATGAACTCATTGCTCGTTTCTCAGCACAAAATGAAGAAGGCATCACTGTAACTAAGGTCATGACTTTTATGATGGGTCCGCAAGGCCTGGGTCTAGTACCTTTTATCTTCTCGGCACCTGAAGATGCCAAGATTTTGCTTCCTTGGAAGTCTATTCTTACATCGCTGAAGACTGACGAAACCATCGCCAAGCAATACCAGAAGCAAACCTCGAGTGTGATTATCTGATGCCTAAGTTTCTGGTAGAGACAGTATCCACCTTTCGCATTCGATATGTGGTAGATACCGATAGCGCTGAATTTGCACAGGATTCAGTTGTAATGGAAGAAGTACCAGAATTCGGACAGAAGCATATTGCTGAAAATATTGTCAGCTGTCGTGAGATTTCTGATGCTGAAATTGAATCATTGTTCTTTGAGGATCATCCTTATCTTGAACAGTGCGGCCCTGAAAAAGCATTCGAGTATGTGCATAAAGTAGTTTAATTGAGGATATTTAAAATGATTGTATATACAGTACATGTTTGTGATGATGGGTCAAAATTTTGGTTTCTAGATGGTAAACTTCACCGTGAAGATGGACCTGCAGTTGATGGTGTAGTTAAACAATGGTGGAAACATGGTAAACTTCACCGTGAAGATGGACCTGCTGTTTTTGCTCCAAATGGTGCTAGATTTTGGTGTCGCAATGGTATGTATCATCGTGAAGACGGTCCTGCAGTTGAATGGGCAGATGGAAATTTCATCTGGTATCTTAATGGCGTGTCTATGACCGAAGAAGAACATCGAGAAGCTATCAATCCAACAAAAGAACTCACGGTTTCAGAAATTGAAGCTTTACTGGGTTATCGAGTAAAGATTGTGAAGTAACAGTTGACATTTTTATCAGATTGGTATAGATTAAATTATCAATCAAGGTGAAATATGAAACCCGAAAAATTTTGGAACATTCTCGAGAGAGTCGCTATTGCGAATGAGCCTGCTTACAGGACTCGCATTGCGGCTCTTCTCGTGCATCGGAATGAGATTATTGCCGTCGGATACAATCGAACCAAGTCACATCCTTTGGCTAAACGATTTCAGAAGCATGAAGAAGCTGTCTATCTTCATGCAGAAATTGATTGTATCAAGAATGCTTTGCGTGTCGTTGATGTTGACTATCTTTCGAAGTGTACAATGTATGTTCTTCGAGTGAAACGGCCTGATGATGATCATAAATGTTTCGTTCGAGGTCTCGCAAAGCCCTGTTGTGGATGCGAGATGGCAATCGAAAACTTTGGAATCAAAAAGGTTTACTTTACTACTGATGAGGGATATGATGTTCTGTGAACAAGTACTAAAATTAATTTTAGAGACCAAAAATTTTATAAATATCTAAAATAGGAGATATTTATGAATGTATGTTTAATTTGTTCACAAGAATTTAAAAATAGTAGTTCACTTAGCAGACACATATCTACCCATAATTTTACTAAAAAATTATATTATGATAAATTTGTAAGAAAAGAAAATGAAGGATTTTGTATTTGTGGTAACAAAACGACTTTTCGTGGAAACAAATATCTAAAATATTGTAGTAAAAAATGTCATACTAATGATCCTAAAACTAGAATATTATTGAGTGAAAAAGCCACTGGTAAAATTCAATCCCAAGAAACTATTGAGAAAAGAATTAAAAACACAAATCAACTTAAAAAAGAAAAAACAAGAACAACCACTATGGTTGATAGATATGGTAGTCTTTCACATTTTTCTGACCCAGAATTAAGAAATAAAAAAATATCAACTAGTCATATTGGTAAAAAACATACTAAATTACATCATCAAAATGTTATAGAATCAAAAAGAAAAAATAAAACTTTAAATCATACTCAAGAAACTAAAGATAAAATAAGACATACAATTAATATATTATATCAAAGTGATAATCCTCCTATTACTATTTCTTCTGGTTCGCCAAAGGGATATAAAACGGGAAGATTTAATGATATAGCTTATAGATCTAGTTATGAATTGACATTTTTACAATATTGTGATAAACATAATATAAGATGTGAGTCAGCTTCAACAAAAGAATTTCGAGTAAAATATTTTAATCAAGATAAAAACAAATATTGCTTTTATTATCCAGATTTTTATCTTTCAGATTATGATACAATTATAGAAATAAAACCTGTATCTATGATTAATGAAATTGTAATTGAAAAATTAAATAGTTTGGACTATGCATTTTCATTAATAACAGAAGAAGAACTAAGTAATTTAGATAAATTTTTTGATAATTTATAGGAGATAAAAATTAATATTTTCTACTTATCTGAAGATCCTAGACAATGTGCTAAATGGATGGTAGATCGTCATGTTGTAAAAATGCTGGTAGAAAGCGCACAGCTTTTGTCAACTGCACATCGCTTGTTGGATGGTGTTCAGTACAATGGAACCTCAAAGTCTGGCCGAAAAGCAAAACGTTGGTATCTACCTGATGCTCGTGAAACTATTCTATATTCTGCATCTCATATTAATCATCCTTCTGCTGTTTGGGTTCGTCAATCAGTGGAAAATTACTCCTGGCTTGTTGATCATCTGTTTGCTCTCGGCAATGAGTATACCTATCGTTATGGCAAGAAGCACTCGACAATAGAAAAGCTGGGTTATACAATTCAGTCACCACCATTCAATCTCAAGAACTGGGATTGGACTCCCATGCCTTGCTGTATGCCAGACGAATATAAGATCTCTAAGGATCCGGTAGAAAACTACCGAGAATATTATCGTAAAGCCAAGCTTGATCTACACAAGTGGAAAAATCGAGATGTGCCATCTTGGATCTGAATATATAGTCTGTATCATTTTGTTATGGAGTTAATATGAAAAAAGATCTAGTAGTCGGCTGCATCACTAACTATAACTTCGATCAAATCAAACCTTGGGTTAATTCACTCGATCGTTCTGGGTTTGATGGTGATAAGTATATGATCTGCTACAATATTGATGTAGCAGTAGCGGACGAATTAATTAAGCGTGGATATAAGATCTTTGCATTTGATCGCAAAGATTCAAAACTAGTATATCACAATCCAAACTTTAATATTGTGGTAGATCGATTTCTTCATCTTTGGATGCTATTCAGCCAGTTTAGAGGTGAATATAAAAACATCATTACCACCGATGTTCGAGATGTTGTGTTTCAGAGCAATCCATCACGCTGGTTAAATCATAATCTTGATAAAAAGATTAATGCATCAAGTGAATCGATTCTTTATAAGAATGAAACTTGGGGTACTCATAATCTACTAAAGTCTTATGGTCCTATAATTCATACGGCTTTTAATGAGAAGCTGATTGTAAATGCCGGTGTGATGTCGGGTGATTTCGATACAATGCTGGATGTTTTCTTGAATATCTACATTATGTCAAATGGTGCTAGTTCACATCACATTCCAGGTGGTGGCGGACCAGATCAAGCAGCATATAATATCCTTCTTGGAATGAAAACGTATGCTGATATTACCAATGTTGCACCGTCGGAGAGTGGCTGGGCGGCACAACTAGGAACGACTGGTGACCGCTCTGAGTATGGCCGAAACGGTCTATTGGTGGAACCACAACCAAAGCTAATTGGTGACCTCGTCTGCACCTCAGAAGGGATTCCATTTATTATCGTGCATCAATATGATCGAATTCCAGAATGGAAGAAACTTATTGAGGAAAAATATTCATGATTCAGCGACCTTCATTGCTATTTTGTCCAGTAGGAAATCCAGTACCTACTTTGCCAAACTTTGATAATGGCAATCATTGGCGATATGGACATCCTGCATATGAAGTTCTTGTAGTTGCATATAATGAATATAATCCTGAAATCTTTTCGTATGATTGGATTCATTACGGCAAAGGAATGAAATGGACATTAGCTAAACAAATTCTTAAAACTATTGATATTTCAAAATATGAATACATCGGTTTTATTGATGACGATCTTCTAATGACTAGATCCGATGTTGCTTCTTGTCTAAATAGAGCGTATCATTTAAATACGAAGTTATTTCAACTTTCGGTTGACAAAAATTCCGATTGCAGTTATAAGTTATTATATCAAAACGATAATCTAGAGTATTCTACTACAAACTTTATCGAAGTAATGGCTCCATTTATTCATACAGACGTACTTCCTACAGTACAGAAGTTTTGGGAATTCTACGATATTGATTGTGGTTGGGGATTTGATTCTGTACTTTGTAATCTTGTCGGTGAGACTGCAACTGTTTTCCATGATGTTTGTATGATTCATCCTAAAAAAGAAACTTCTGCTTATAATAAGCACGATGCATTTGTTGAGCAAGCAATTGCTATACAACAAGCCTATCCTAACTTCATGCAGGACGAATATGGTGTTGTAGCACCTCCTGTAGGAAATCATCAAATTTTAAATCGAAAAGTAAGAATTTAAATGAAAAACTATAAAACTAGTGTAGTAATTCCTGCAGGACGAAAACGATATCTAGAATTATTAATCCCTCAAATTTTAATCCAAGAAGATTCATGGGATGAACTTCAAATTTGGAAAAACACATCAGTCAAAGAAGATTCAGAGTATATTGATTCATTACCTAATTTAAATGAAAAAATAAAGGTAATCGAACCTGAAATTTTAAATTATGGAATTAGTGGAATTTTTCAATTCTTCAAGAATTGTATTGATTCAGAAACCATCTATATCAGATTTGACGATGATGTAATTTATATTCAGCCAGATCTAATTAAAAATCTAGCTGAAAAAAGATGGAATGATAAAACTTCATTTCTAGTATCACCTCTAGTAATTAATAATGCGGTTCATACAGCAATTATGCAAAAGAATGGATTATGTACACATCTGCCACAAGTACAATTTATTTGTATGGATAATGTAGGCTGGAAAGATCCTCGATTTGCTGAAAATCTACATCTTTGGTTTCTAAATAATGGACATAAAGAGGTAAAAATACTAAATGAGATATTTGAAACTGATGCTAGATATAGTATCAATTGTATTTCATGGCTTGGGTCAAAATTTAACGAATTTGGTGGTAATGTAGGTAGTGATGAGGAACAATGGTTGAGTGAAGACTACATTAGATTAAATAAATTAAAAAATACTATATATACAGATCTTTCATGTGTCCATTTTTCATTTGGTACTCAGAGAGATCATTTAGATAGAACTGATATACTTAGTTTATATAGAAATTTTATTATAGAACAAGGAATTAAATTATGAAGAGCATTGTTACGGGTGGTGCAGGTTTCATCGGCTCACACCTAGTAGACCGACTGGTTGAACTTGGTCATGAAGTAGTTGTAATTGATAACGAATCTGCAACATGCCATGATCAGTTTTATAAAAATGTTGATGCTTCATACTACAAGTATGATATTGCCGACTATGATCTAATTCGTCCTCTATTTAAGAATGTAGATTATGTTTTCCATTTGGCTGCTGAATCACGTATTCAGCCATCAATTGAGAATCCACTGCTTTGTGTTCGTACTAATACACTTGGTACTTCAGTGATCCTTCAGTGTGCTCGTGAAGCTGAGGTGAAGCGAGTCATGTACTCATCTACCTCTTCAGCATACGGTCGTAAGAATATTCCACCACTTGTTGAAACTATGCCAGAAGATTGCCTAAATCCATATTCAGTCGCCAAGGTTGCTGGTGAAAAGATGTGTAAGATGTATTCAGACCTCTTTGGTCTTGAGACTGTCATCTTCCGTTACTTCAATGTCTATGGTGATCGTGAGCCAACCAAGGGACAATATGCCCCAGTTGTTGGTTTGTTCCTACGTCAGGCAAAGGCAGGTCAGCCACTTACCATCGTTGGTGATGGTGAACAACGCCGCGACTTCACTCATGTAGATGATATTGTTCAGGCAAATCTTGATGCAATGAAACCCGTTGATAGCTCTTATCTAGGTACTGTCTTTAACGTCGGTACTGGAATTAACCATTCAATCAATGAAATCGCCGCACTTATTTCTGATAATGTGACTTTCATTCCACCACGTATCGGTGAATCACGTCTTACTAAGGCAAGTAATTACAAGATCGGTCATGTTTTTGGTTGGTCTCCAACTAAGAAGATTGAAGACTACATTGAGGAGAAGTTAAAATGAGAAATGTTTTACTAGATCTTGGAACACATTATGGTCAAGGGCTGAGACAGTTCATTTCCATGTTTAATGTAGATGAAACTTGGAATGTCTTTACATTTGAAGCAAATCCAGTTACACATAAAATCTTCATGGATGATTATCATGAACTAACTCCTTATGTAACATCATACAATATGGCAGTGACAAACTTTAATGGATCAATCACTATTAATATTGAGTCACCTCCTAATGAAGGTGATACTGGTATGGGTTCATCTATAATTGGCTTAGATAAATGGGATCCATGGGATGGAACTTTAAGACAAAATTTCAAAACATCAGCAGAAGTACCTTGTATTGATCTGTCAGAGTTTATCAGAACAAATTTTAAACCAGATGACAATATCGTCATTAAGATGGATATTGAGGGGGCAGAATATGATACACTAGAAAAGATGATTGTTGATAAAACAATTGATTATATCAATTATATTTCAGTTGAATGGCATTCTCGTTTCTTTACTAATAGAGATGAAATTTTTGAACGAGAACAAAGAATTAGAACATATCTTACTGAACATAAAATCACACAAGGTGAATGGCATTAATCATGCCATATGATTATTTAATAGTAGGTTCAGGCCTTTTTGGTGCTACATTTGCGAGGTTGGCTACTGATGCTGGAAAGAAATGTCTAGTACTTGAAGCACGTGACCATATCGGCGGAAATGTTTATTCTGAGCGAAAAGAAGGCATCGATGTTCATACTTATGGTCCACACATCTTTCATACAAATGATGAAGATATTTGGAAGTTTGTAAATCGATTTTCTGAGTTTAATAACTTCATATATTCGCCTAAAGCAAAATATGATGGGGTTCGAATGTATTCACTCCCTTTCAATATGAATACATTCTATGAGATCTGGGGAGTTGAAACTCCAAAACAAGCTCAAGACATGATTAATCTTTCTAGATCAAAGCTCAAGCATGAACCTACAAATCTTAAAGAACAAGCAATTTCTCTTGTTGGTCAAGAGATTTATGAAAGACTAATCCGCCATTATACTGCAAAACAATGGCAGAGAGACCCAGAAGATCTACCAGCATTTATTATCAAGAGACTACCGGTTAGGTTTACATACGATAATAACTACTTTAACGATAAGTATCAAGGCATCCCTTCTGAAGGCTATCATCAGTTTATGCTGAATATGCTTGATGGTATTGAAGTAAGGACTGGAATCAACTATTTCGATGACAGAGAATACTGGAATTCATTAGCGACTAAGGTAGTCTTTACTGGTAAAATTGATGAGTTCTTTGGCTATGAGTTTGGTGAGCTTGAGTATCGAACACTCCGATTCGAACATGAGTGTCATGACACCGAGAACTATCAAGGTGTTGCCGTCATAAATGATACTGGACCAAATAACCCTTGGACTCGAACTATTGAGCACAAGCATTTCAACCCAAACAATAAATCAGATAAGACTATTGTGACACGAGAAATTCCAGATACTTGGTCAAAAGATAAAGTTCCATATTATCCAATAAATGATGAGCGAAACACCAAGATCTATAATCAATATCGGACTAAAACAAAAGAACTAGACAAGTTTATCTTTGGTGGTAGACTATCAGAATATCGTTATTATGATATGCATCAAGTCATTGGATCCGCTATGTCGAGATTTGAGAAATAATATAAATACCTCAAAAGAGGTATGAATTGTGGCTAATAATAGTATTGCATTCTTTAAAGAATTTGGAAGTAAATTAAACGTTCTATTAAAACCTTACAACTACCAAGTTGCTCCAATTTTTCCAGGCGGTAAAGTTGGCAAAACTGATAAAAGTATGCGTGAATTTAGATTGCAACTTATCAATAAAAATGATGATACTTCCGATAAACTCATTCGAGATATGGATAAGATTATCAAAGTTAATATTGAGAATGCTTCTAATATCAAATATAATGAAATATCAGTAAATAGTTCTAAATTCCCAAGTTACTCATTTATATTCGATAATCAAAAATACGATTTGGTTATTGCTAGAGGTGCGAATAAAGGTGAGAATTTTGAGACCAATACTGTAAGTAATTTAGCTTCATTTTTTAAAATAAATAAAAGAAGCGATACTTATGTTGATCTTATCAATCAAATGAATAAAGCAAATAAAGATTTTGCTTCAGTTGAAATTAAAGACGTAAAACAAAGAAAAGGTTCAACAAGAAAAACTGGTATTCCAATCGAGAAACTAGGAGAAGTTATCGGTGACATTGTTCTTACTGATGCTTCAAATAAACCTTGGTACATATCACTTAAAGATGTTAATGGCTTGACTTTTAGTGCATATCCAGGTGCTGGTTCATTATTCAATTCAACTGGAGACCTTCAAGCAAATTCAGAAGGTGCTGATTTCTTAAGATCTTTTGGTGTAGATTTAAATCTTGTGCAATCAGGATTTGATCTTAGAAATAATGTTAAAAAAATAAGATCAAAACTTCCTGTTAGTAAACCAAACCTCACAAAGATTAAATCAATTTTTGAACGAGCATGGGGAATGAATTATTTCTATGTTAGAAAAAAAGTAGGTAATACTTGGGAAGTATTTTGGATTGACCGAAAAAAACTATCTGACTTAACTAACAACATTAAAATTGATAGTATTGAATATCCATCAAAGTCAACAAAACAGATTACTATTAAATGCTCAAATAGAGAAAAACAATATAAAATTGAAATAAGAAATTCAGTCGGACGTGAATATCCTAACGACATAAAATTTAAATTGCAAAAATGAATTGACATTTTTCTTGGTAATGATTATACTTTTTATATGGTAGATGAACGATTTAAAGAATTTGAAGGCACTGGTACACTTACGATTTTCGACATTGACGAGACTCTCTTCCATACGACTGCAAAAGTCAATGTGATGAAAGAGGGAAAGTTGATACGAAAACTTAACAACCAAGAATTCAACACATATCAGCGTGAACATGGGGAAACCTACGACTTCGGCGAATTTCGATCCGCCGAAGTTTTTCGTTTAACTTCTGTCCCAGTAGTCCGAATGATCGAAAAGGCTAAAGCTGTAGTTAAAGCCAAGAATAATCCTCATTCACGAGCCATTATTTGTACTGCTCGAGCGGATTTTGATGATAAAGAACTATTTCTTCAGACTTTCCGAGATCATGGAATTCCTATCGATGAAATGCATGTAGAACGTGCAGGTAATCTAGGTATTGATTCTAGTGCTGAAGCTAAAAAAGTCATATTTCGGAAATATATAAATACTAAAAATTACACTCGAGCCCGACTATATGATGATGCAATGAGTAATCTTTTGGCATTTCTGGATCTTACAGATGAATATCCAGGTGTTACATTTGAAGCTTACTTTGTCAAGCCTGACGGGACTACCAAGGTTATTAAACGATGAAAACGTTTGCAGAATTTAAAGAAGGTCTTACCGTAAGAGATGCTACAGGTAAACCTGAAAAGATTAAAAATGTGTCAATCAGAATGGCTGACGGCACAATTCGTAGATTGCCTCCTGGCAAATCTGGTTCATCTGGAGGTGGCGACTAATGCTAAACTTTAAATCATTCATTACTGAAGCTTCGATCCGTCAAGGGCTTCCTCATCTTTACTCAACTAAGACTGCTGCGGGTAACGATACTCCTTCGCTGTCCACCGAACAGTTTCATCATCTTACCAAAGGTGGTAAAGTTCATATTAATGATGTGACTGAGAAGACCGACGGTCAGACCTTTAAGATGGGTCATGACGAGCATGGCTTCTATACACAGCATTCTGGATCTGGTGACGAAAAGATTCGTACTGCACAAGGACACATCGAACGTGCTAAGCGTAGAGCTCAAGAGACTGGAAAGCCTTACGAACCTACTGCACCTGAAGCATTTGCAAAGTTCCATGCAGCACTTCATGCTAACAAACCACTTCAGGCTCATCTAGCTTCCGAACATAAGAAGACTGGTAAAGAAGTTGTTGTCAAAGGCGAAGCATTCAACAATGCTCTTGCTCGTCCTAGTGAACATAAAGGCGAGGTCAAGTTCGTTCACACTTCCTATAAGAAGCCAAGCGGTCTCGGTAAGTTTGTGATTCATTCCAAACTACCTGAAAATCAAGGCCACGATACAGAACACTTTAAGAAGCATCTTTCCGATTCTAAGATTACGTTTGATGATGACAAGATTGCCCACAAACCAGGCCATGTCGATGTTGCTGATGAAGTAAAACAATTCCATGGTCTGAATCACGAGCTTATCAACTCACGTACTACACCAAAGAATAAAGAAGCCAAGTTGGCAGAAGTTGACAAGTTTAATGATATCAAGAAGCGTGTTCATGCTAAGGTATCTGCACACATTGGTAAACTTGGTATTCAGAATAAGTGGGGTAGCGGATCAGAAGGTCTAGTGGTTCATCCATCTAGTGCTAATCCGGCAGCACCTCGTTTCAAAATCACATCAGAACAATTCAAACAAGCTAAAGCCGCGGGTGGTCGCTTCGGGAGTAAAAAGTAATGCTAAGATTCAAATCGTTTATCACTGAAGGTGGTAACATATCGGTACCAACAAATCCTAATGAACCTAAGGGTGAGAAGACTTCTGCTGCACCATTTCCCGTAACTGCTGGAACTAGACACCAGGTTCGTTCAGATATTCACCATGCACTTACTTCCATGGCGGATACTTTCCATAAAGAACATGGTGAGCATCTCTTCGGGCAAGACCACCAACGTCTCCATGATGCTACTGCTTATACTGGGTCAACTCATGACCTTATGGGACATCATGTAACTCACGCCGAGTTTGCTAAGCACAAGCCAATGATCGGTGACGTTGACACTCAGGTGACACCAGAGCATAAAGAAAAACTTGCTGATCATCTTACCGCAGGTAAAAAGTTTGGTAAGTATACAGTTGTCGGAACTAAGAAACACGGTAATGAAATCTCTGCTGTAATGAAGCATGAGAATGGTGAACATCACCAGTTCGACTTCCAGGGTGTTCATCATCCAGGTTCAGAAGCTTCAAGATTCCTTCACGGCTCAAACTGGGAAGACACCAAGGCAGGCATTAAAGGTGCTCATCACAAGATTCTTCTAAATGCTGTCGGTGGTGATACTCATAAGTTCTCGATTACACACGGACTTCGTTCACGTACCGATGAGAATGATCCAGGTGTTCAGCACCCACATGAAATTTCCAAGAAGCTATTCGGTGCTAATGCCGATCACGATAAGATCCATTCATTCCAGGGTGTCACACAACTCATTAAGAAGCACATTCCAAAAGAACAGCATCAGGCAATCTACGATAAATTCAAAGGTGCGACAGCTAAGATAAAAGGACTTGATAATGGTCCTGCTCTAGCTCACATGCGTAAGCATCTTGGTGTGCATGATACAGTGAATGAAGCCATGAAGAATGATCCCTGCTGGAAGGGATATGAGATGATTGGTAAAAAGAAAAAGAATGGTAAGGAAGTTCCTAACTGCGTTCCAGTCAAGGAAGAAGAAGAACATCACGTCCATGTCTCATATCTAGGCGCTTCACCATTTCCACACATGGGTCACCACACGGATATTGGTGGCTCAATGGATGCAGCACCACATGGCAAGAAGTTTATTGGACTGTCTGGTAAGTCAGATGCATTCTCAGATAAAGAACGTGAAGATATTGCCAATAAGCAGTCTGGGGGTAAAGTTGATTTCCAGACTGTAAAGTCTCCAGGCATTACTATTGCTAAGGCTTATGCAAGTATGCCTGCTACTGGTAAAAAGATTCTTCATCTTCACTTCGGTCATGATCGCCAGAAGTTTGCAGAAGGTCTCAAACATTCAGTAGAGAATGGAAAGATTCCAGAACTTCAAGGTCATAAATTCGACGAAGTCCATGTGCATCTACCTAAAGATGAAAATCGTTCACATGGTCTATCTGGAACAAAAATGCGTCAAGCCGCGGCTGAAGGTGACATAAATACATTTAAGAAACACGTAGGTCCAAATTTTTCTGATAAAGAAGCTAAAAGCCTAATGGATCGCACTCGCGTAGGTCTAATGGCAGGTAAAATTAAGGTCAAAAGATGAAAACTTTAAATCAGTTTATAGAAGAAAGTCTTGGTAAGATTCATCGTACACCAGGCGGCCCTAAAAAGTTTGCTGTTGATGTGAAGAATCCCGAGACAGGTAATATCAAGACTGTCCGCTTTGGTGATCCAAATATGGAAATTAAGCGTGACGATCCTGCACGCCGTAAGTCATTTAGAGCTAGACACCACTGTGACACCAATCCCGGACCAAAGACTAAAGCTCGTTACTGGTCCTGTAAGCAATGGCGTGCTGGAGCAAAGGTAGAATCATGAAAACTTTTAAAGCTTGGTTAAGTGAAGATGCACCTACCAATTCACTTGGTGGCGGTGAAGGTATTAGAGGTGTTGGTAATGTCACTGGTATTCCTGGTGGTGATTATAGCAACTATGCTACCAATAATATCGCTGACCAATCTAAAGTTTCTTCTACCGTCCAAAGTATGGTAGATTATCATACTGGTATGCATGATGATATTGATGGAGACGATGATCAGACTACACTTGATAGTGCCGATGCGAAATCAGATCAGTTAGGAACTCGAGGTAGAGCAGGTAGAGCGACAAGAGGTAAAGGTACTAAATAATGGCACAGTGGAGAATCGACCAACAAAAGAAGGTCGAGCAGAATAGTAAGACACTATATGAACTAGGAATGATAGCAACAGTTGATGGCAATCCTGTAAGTAATTTAAATCCATTGCCAGTCACATTAGGGAATATTATGGGCGCTAATATTAATATCTATAACCAAGTTGATCTTTTAGCAGTGAATACTAATATTATTCCAGCAACTGATAATATCTATTCATTGGGTAATACATCCAATAGATGGTCATCTGTCCATATTGGTCCGGGCACACTATACATTGAAGATCAAAGCAATGCTGCATTAAATGCTGCCTTGACAGTTAATAATGGTGTTCTTCAAATTGATGGTGCAAATCAACTTCAGGTTGGACAATTAAAGTTTGTTAATAATACTATTGAGAGTGCCACTGGTGGAGTTGATATTCAGATCGGCTTAACCGATTCGACTGCCAATCTGGTGCTGAATCGTAATACTATTCTTGCTTCTGGTAAATCATTTGGTCTTGTAGATGCTGTTACATCTAATACCGCTACACTTACTGTATCTAATAGTGTGTTGGTCGTTAGTGGTAGTGCCAATGGAATTAGAGTTGGTGATATAGAAATCTATGGTGATACTATTGATTCATCAAATGATTCAGCCAATTTCAAACTTGGTAGTCCTGTGGCTTCTGCCAACCTTGTTATTGGCAGAAGCATGGTTATGGCTAATAACAAAACAATTACGTTCTCTGATAACACCACACAAAGTACTGCATACAAAGCACCAAATGTACGAATTGATGCCGCTATATCGAATACTGTGTTAATTGACTTTGCTTCTGATAATATTATTCATGTGCATACTAATGCTGGAACATTGACTGCTAACATTCAGAATCTAAGTTCAGGTGCTGGTAGATCAATTGAATTATTCATTTTTAATAATATTGGTGGTACTCAACAGTTCAATCATAGTCTAAGATCAGGAACACAAGCAACTGGTGGTCAGTCATTTTACTTAAGTACACACAATTTAATGTATGTAAAGTACTTTTGTTTAGATGGAAATACATATAACACATTTGTCACTGCTATTGTTTAAGCCAACTATAGCAATGTCATTATAAATAAAGATAAAAGGGATTTCCATGTCTGCGCCTACTACTGTAAATCTTATTATCAACCAAAAAGCATAAAACTATATTCTTATAAATAACATTACGGTTAAGGCTAAGGCAAACCCGTTTTAGTAGCAGATAAGCCTAAGGGAAACTCTGATGGAAAGAATAAAAGTAGTACCAACCCGCGACACTCACGTTTCTTCTCCCAAGCTAGACTATGTTGTCGGAGAAACAAGTTTTCTTAGCCTTAACCAAAAGTATTCACGAGTCTCTTGATTTCGATCGAGGGGCTATTTTAGTATTAGAGGACGCCATGAGCACAAGAACAATTATTGAAAACTACAGACACAAATTAGATGAACAACAGCGCCTAAAGAATGCGGCTTATGCACAAGCAAGACAAATTGTTCGTTCAAAGCTTCAGGAACAACTAGATGAAAGTGTTGATGTAGATAAAGTTATACTTAGGAAAGAAGATCTAATTAACGAAGTAGCTCAAAGAATTATCAACAAGAATAGAATCAGTAAAACACTTGTCACTGAATCTAATTCTGTAAACTCTATGTTCGTTGAATATTTTGGTGATTCAGCACCTGGCAATAGTGGGTCAACTGGTGAACGTTCAGATAATCCTATTGTTTCAAGTGGTAAGAAAGTACCAACTAAGAATTCTAAAGGTGAAGCAGCAGGTAATGCAAAAGGCGGTACTAATATTAAAGGTTCACCTATTATTCAGTATGGCAAGTTCGGTGAAGATCTTGATGTCAATAGCTCAGAGTTTAGAGGTCTTGTTAAGAAAGCAGATAAGTCAGATATCGATCTAGAAATCCTAGGTGAAGTCTATAATCGTGGTCTTGATGCCTGGACCGAAGATCTTAATGTATCTTCTACACAGTATGCATTTGCTCGTGTAAACTCATACATCAATCAAGGTAAGACTTATTTTAATGAAGATGCAGATTTGCACGAAAAGCGTGGTCTGTGGGATAACATTCACGCTAAGCAAGAAAGAATTAAAGCGGGTTCAGGTGAACACATGCGCAAACCGGGGTCAAAAGGCGCCCCAACTGATGCAGCACTAAAAGCGGCTCAAGAATCAGTTGATGAATCAAAGAATACACCTTATGTAAAGCCACAAATTGAAAAAGGTCAAACTAAACAAACCGCATGGAAAGCTTCTAACAAGCATGGTCGAGTTAAGTACTTCGGTCTACCATTCAAGAAGGCAGCTGAAAAACATGCATTCGGTGTAACAAATGAATCATATTTTCCTGGTAATGATATTGGTGCAAGAGTTGATACAATGCGCCAGGCTCAGAAAAAATCAAAGGAAGCTAATCATTCACTAGATCATCACATTAAAAATGCAATGGTCGGCAGATATGAAACATCTGCTGGTAAAGAAGTAAAGGGTGCTTTACTTGGTGATATTCATCAGCATATTAAAGATTGGTCAAATCATAACATTTCAAAGAAAGATCTTGAAGACCATCTAGATAGAAAATATAAGCATGAGAATGGCTTTAGTAGAATGGGTTGGACTCGAAAGGGTCAAAATAAGCGCAGCCGTGCTAGTTTCTATCACAACAACGAAACTTATGTAAATGAAGAAACTGAGCTAGATGAACACATTGTTAAAGTAAAGGGCGGTTATCGTCTAGTTTCAAAGTCAACTGGTAAGAATCTCGGTACTTATCCTACCAGAGAAGGTGCTGAAAAACGTGAAAAGCAAGTTCAGTACTTCAAGCATCAGAACGAAGAAACAGAACTAGATGAAGTTTTTCAGAACGATATTGTTAAATCAGATAAACTCAAGAGTAGAACTCTAGGTAAAAAACTAGGATCTGGTCATAAGATGATCGGTACTCTACCGGGCGGACATGAAGTTCATTTCAAAGTACAAGCCGATAAGCATATCTATAGAGTTACTCACCCAGAAACAAAAGAAGTGAATACAGTTTTAACAACTTGGCCTAAGAAAAATAATGCTGAAGAAGTTGATACACTAGTGGGTAATGAACATTCACCTGGTGCACATCATCTTTACCAACATCTAGTTCTAAAGCATGATAAGATTCTTTCATCAAAGAATCAGTCAGCTGGTGCTAGAAGAGTTTGGGATAAAGCAGCCAAACACCCACGAATTCATGTGCATGGATACGATCCTAAGACTAAACAAGCTTTTCATATGAAGCCAACTGAAGATGAACATTACAGTTCAGATAAAGATTATAATTCAGTTGAGGCAGATAAAGAAAAAAGCCCAAAGCGAGATCAAGGTAAATACAACAAAGAACTCAAGGATATGCTTTCAAACGATGAACGATATGTAGTAATGCATAAGAAAGGTCTGAAGGAAGATACTGATTCACGTGTTAAAGTTCAGGGTGTTGCTCGCGGTCAGACTGCCCGTAACAAGATTCAGAATGTTGAACGTACTAAAAAGCCTACTGATCCTGCTTCGGCTGCTAACAGAGAACAAGAAATCTCAAAGAATGTTCTTGAAGCATCAGATGGTGTAGATCCAAACAAGCCAGAGAATCGTCTAATCGGTACAGATTCGTTGGTCAAAATTCTAAAGAAAGCTACACCAGGTCAGAATCTTGACGAAGCATTCAACATTGCTTATGCTGCTGGTATTGGTCAGACATTTACAGCAGCAGATCTTGGAATCAAGATGCAAGGTGGTTTTGCACATCATCCATCAGTACTAGATGAAATCGAAGAAGATGTGACTTCAGCAGAAAAAGCACCAGTCATTGTTCCAGCACATCTTGATGCTTATGGCAATGTCATTCCTGCCAAATCAGTTCTTCGTAAGTTAAACCGTAAAATCATCAAGAGTGGTAATGTCCATAATGGTGACACCGATCAAACTCTTGGCAACACAGACAGTTATTGAGGATTTTAAGTATGGATAAACTAATTGAAGCGATGAAAATGTTACTTGCTGATGTTTCAGCATTTAGAATTAAAGCACAGTATTATCATTGGAATGTGGAAGGTCCCAACTTCCCACAATATCATGCTCTCTTTCAAGATCTTTATACATCTGCTGATGAAAATGTCGATGATATTGCCGAACATATCCGTGCTCTTGGTGCTTATGCTCCAGGTTCACTAAGAAGATTTAAGGAACTTACTAGTATTGAAGATGAACTAACTGTACCTGATGCTTGGGAAATGATTAACCGTATTGCTCAAGATAATCAGAAGTTACACTCAAGACTTATGTCTTGTCATGCATTAGCAGAAGAACAAAACCAACGTGGAGCAGTTAAGTTTATTGAAGATTTGCTTGAAGCAAATGAAAAGGATCAATGGAAGCTTAAGGCTACATTAAAGAGATAAGTTTTAATAAATATCATATAGAATTTCTAGGAGAAGAAATAATGAAGAATAATAGCTTTTTAACTAGCCTAAGCAAAAACTTGATCAGAGATGTTCAACAGCTTATGGCTGGTAATTCATCGGTTGGTACTCCACTCGAAGATTTGGGTGAAGCAGCTAAGACTTTAACTGCAAAGCAGAAGAAGATCGACAAGAATCATAACGGTAAGCTTGATTCAGATGACTTCCGTCGTCTTCGTGCTGAAGGTATCGATCGTGTTGTGATTCATTCACCACACACACCAGACATTCATGGTGGTCTAGCTGAAGTCACACATCGTGACCGTCGTAACGGTGATATTCATATTGTATTCGAAAATATGAAGTACACTCTTAAGAAGGGTCAGTTCAAGGAACTTCCAGAAGAGTTCGAACAGCTTGATGAACTATCAAAGAAGACACTAGGTTCATACATCAAGAAAGCATCTAATTCAATGGCTCAGAGCCACGCTGAAGTTGAAAAGGCTCGTGCGGATCGTAACGCTGCTCATGCTATTGATCATGCAACTACAGGTACTCCTGCTGATGTTCGCCAAAAGGTAAAAGATATCATTAATAATGATGCATCAAAGCGTGAAAAGACACACTTTAAAAATGTAGTAAAGCGTTATACTGGTATTGGCAAAGCTACTGATAAGCTCACCAAGGAAGAAGTAGAATTAGATGAAATCTTCGGAGATGAAGCAGGTAAACTTATTGATAAAGCTCGTAAAAAGTTCCCAGATAAAACACACCCAGTTCATGCACACATTGGTAATCTAATTGATGCTATTGGTACAGGTCGTGGTGATGCTAATAAGCATGCTGACAGTATCCGTAAACATCTTGATGAATCAGTAGAACTTACTCAGGAAGAACTTGACCGCATTGAAGCTCTAATGGCTGATCTTGAAGAAGGCCGTGGTCGTCCTCCAAAGGAAGGTTCAGAAGCTTGGAAGCGCAAACAGGAAATGGGTGCAGCAGAACAAGACGAGCCTCGTCAACATCCAATTCAGCAGCTAGAACGAATCAAGCACGACATGCGTGGTGCTAATGAATTCAAGCACAAGAATGGTGAAGTCACAAAGCTAACAGGTGCTCATGCATCAACTCTTCTTGCCAAGTACCAAGGTCTAAAGCCTGCAGGTAAGGAAGAAATGCAGAAAGAGATCCACGCCTCAGCTGCAGGTCTAAAGAAACATCTCTAATCAGATAAATAGAAAAACTAAGGTTTAGGAGAACTTAAATGCCACTATGGGGAAAACTGGATTTAGCTAATAATTCACCAATCTATGCAACATTGCAGGTGAATCTTTCTACAAATACTACTAACAGAGCTGCACTTTATCAGAATAACACACCCGGTGCTTTTCTAAATAACAACGTTGCTCAAAAGAAGACTATTGGTATATTTGGTGTTTCTGCACCAGAAACTTCAAACACACAGGGTGAAGGTTACAAAGTTCCACACTCTGGTTGGAATCTACGTGTAGCAGGTTCTGGTCCACTTGCATCACTTACTGTTACATCAGCAGGTAAGCTATACACAAATGGCGACATTATCACCGTCAATCCAGGTGTAAGTGCAATAAGTGCTAATGCTACTGCTGTTATTGCAACAAACGGTCTAGGTAACATTATTTCAACAAGTATTACTTCAGTTGGTGCTGGTTTTACTAATGCAACACCAACAGCAATTACCGTTGCAAACTCAACTGGTGGTACTACTACTGGTTCACTTGCTACATTTACTGCAACTGCAGGTGGTCGTGCAGGCCGTGTGAATTATGAAACCCTTGTCACTATCAGTGGTCCAAATTCTGGTAATTTGGGTACAACTGGTGATGATGGTCTACTACCAGGTTAAGTTTAATGTTTGGGGTGGGTTTAGGCTCACCCCAATTTTATAGAAATAGAATATGATTGATAATCAAGTTGATGAACAGAACTTTTTATTATTTGCAGCGAAGCATTATAATAATCCACAATGTCATGATACAGCAGAGTTTTATGATGATTTAAAGCGTTTCAAATATATAAAGCGTTTATTTATTAAATATCAAGAATATGGTGAGTTACGTGAACGATTGATTCTGAATCATATAACTATTCTATATAACGTCTTTGGACTAAAAACTACGGAATTGTTATTCTTTAAATTAGAAGGATATCATTCATACTTAAAGCCATTTCTAGTTTTATTAGCACGAATGCCAGATAAAATCAAGTATGGAAATAAAGTAATATATAGTAGCGACATACCTATGGACATAGGAATAGTAAACACACTTAGGAAGATCTAATGGAAATAAAAAAAGGACAGACTGTTTACGTTACTAGAGAGAATAAAAATATACAGAATACACCAACATCTGGTACTGTACATTCAATTCACCCTAATCATGTAGTTCTAAAAACTGTCGGTGGTACAGGTCTTTATAAAGCGCACAAAAACAATATCTCTCATGATAAAGATGAGTCTTGGTTGAGAAAGAAGTATCAATATGAAGATACAGGATCAGCACCAACAAATAATGCTGGATCTGGTAATGTTCAAGGTATTGGAACTGGTCCAAAGGGTGAACCAGGTGTGTCTCCAAGTGCTATGAGCAGATATAAGAAAAAGAATCAGGCTGGAGCACCAAGCCCACTTCTTCAGTCTACAGCACGTCGAAAGACACTTTCAGATTTTATCAAGGGTAACTAATGTTAGGAATAGGTTTACAATTGCTTGGTTTTGCAAAGTTGCTCAAACAGTTGATTTTGCAGCATTGGAAAATAGCAATTGTAATTTTACTTATAATTGGTTCCTATTTCTATGTCAACCATTTAATTCATACTGCGTACGAAAAAGGTCGTAAGGATGTAGTAGCTGAAGTTCAGGCAAAAACAGATGCCGAGAATAAACAGAATGCAGCATTTGAACAAAAGCTTCAAACTATTGTCCAAGCATACGGTCAACGTGCAGTTGAAGAAGCTTCAGCAAGAATTAAAAAAGAAACTGTACAGACAAATACTATTCAAACACTCATTAAAGACAAACCAATCTATACTGAATGTAAAGTTGATCAATCAGTTACTGATGTCAGAAATGCAATAAGAGCTTTAGGACCTACACCATGAAACGATTTGTCTTATTTTCATTTCTTCTCCTTTGTTCATGTGCTCATGATGATATTCATGTAATGCCCGGCGTAAAACCAGTTAGTGTTCCGGCTTTACCTCCTGAATTAGCAGTAAAAGCTAAACAACTCCCACCGATTACTGATAACACAATGGGTGGTAGAGAAGTTGTTGGAGCTTCAACAGATCAGGTTTATAATTCAGTTGCATGGCAGCTCAATAAACTAATCGATTTGTATAACTGTGTCAGAGCATCAATAAATAATAAGATGACTTCAAAGGTTTGCAGCAAATGAAACAGTTTAAAGAGTTCGTTAGTGAAGATACGGATCAACTTGACCATAAAGAATCCAAAAAAGCACTAATGGCTTTAATTTCTTCAAATTTTTTCAGATTTGCTAATAACAATAATGGTGATATGAGACCACTACTTATGCTAATTGCAGCTTTAGGTGTGGTAAGTGCTAGTGATGATTTACAGTCATTAAATGTCGCACGTAGATTGGCAACTGCTGCTTTATCTAGAAGTTCAACTATAACTAAAAAATAAGGATTTAGCATGGGTAATGTTATTCGAGACATTATGTCAGATATAAACGGTAATCTCTCTTCAAAACGAGTGATTATGTTTATTGCAATGACTTTAATTATTATTGGCTATATGAGCAATCTCATTTGGGGTAAAACAGTAGACCAGAATATGTTTAACTCAGTTATGTACATTGTAGTGGCTGGTTTAGGATTTACTGGTGCTGAACAATTTGCACCAAGAGCATTTAATAAGAGTGATGACTAAGATGACAATTTCAGGCGGCGATTTAAGAAAAATTGAAGAAAACGTCTCTACTCTACAGAGAGATATGGCACAAGTTGGAACACTAGTTGATAGACTAGATATAACAATTGAAAAATTAACTGAAGTATCAACAACAGTTTCGAGACTTCTTGCAGTACAAGCAAATAGACTTGAAGTTCAGGAAAAAACTGCGGATAAAATCCAAGAATTAATAGAGCAAAGAAGAGTGGAAACTGACAAAACATTTAAAGACATTTACGACCGCATTGATTCAGTAGAGCTAGACCTTGAAAAAGAATTAAAAGATCAGCACAATGTGATTTTAAAGAAGATTGAAGAATTACGTACTGATGGTTCGACTCAGCACAAACAGCTAAACGATCGTATGTCAAAACTTGAAAAGTGGATGTGGATCGTAGTTGGAGCTGGTGCCGTCCTTGGATTCCTGTCTGACAAAATAAATTATACTTCAATTTTTCACAACTAATTGGTTTACATATTTTCTAACATGTGTATAATGACTTTATGGTCAATAGATATATGTTAGAAAATATGTAATGAATTGGATTGATTTGAAGTATGTCAACTTGTTGTCTATCCGATTGGAACGGTTTAAACGAGTACAAGATAGGTTTAACTTTAGGTGTCCCATCTGTGGTGACTCCAAAAAGAATAAAACAAAGACCAGAGGTTGGATTCTCACTAATGGTGCTAAAACTAGGTACTATTGTCACAACTGTAATGTAAGTCTAAGTCTATCTGAATTTATTAAAGCTATTGATCCAACATTATACTTTGAGTATATTAAAGACGTTATGTTGGATAAGGCTGGTGGTGTGCAAGAACTCACACCTGTCCAAGAATTTGCTAATAAAATGAAGAAGCCAGAGTTTATCAGAGATACTGGCTTGTCTGACTTGAAAAAGATTTCACAATTAGCACATGATCATCCTGCTAAATTGTATGTTCAGAATAGATTGATCCCATCAAACACACATCATAAGCTATTCTATGCACCAAAGTTTAAGAAGTGGGTGAATAGTATTATTCCTGGTAAGTTTGATAGTATCGTTCATGACGAGCCAAGGCTTATTATTCCATTTCTTGATGAACATAAAAAGTTCTTTGGATTTCAGGGTAGATCATTTAAAAAGAATGATGATCTGAAGTATATTACTATTCTGACTGATGAAAGTAAGCCAAAGATCTTTGGCCTGGATACAGTAGATCCATCCTCAACTATATATGCGTTTGAAGGACCATTGGATTCTTTATTCATTCCAAATGCAATTGCATCTGCTGGTGGTCGAATTGATACAAGTCTTAAGTTGACAAATTTAGACAAATGTAATATAGTCATAGTATACGACAACGAACCTAGATCAAAAGATACTATTGATAAAATGGAATCAGCTATTGATGAAGGGTATTCTGTTTGTTTCTGGCCAGAACTTCCATATAAAGACGTGAACGATATGATCAAAGGTGGTCTATCTCAGGCCTATATAAAACATATGATTGATTCAAATATATATGAGGGGCTTAAAGCCAAACTTCAATTAGCGATGTGGAAAAAGATATGAGTGATAAACGTGATTTAGCTATTTTAGCATTACCAGATAATCCACATACAGTAATTAATTGGGTAGTCTATAACGGCGATATGATTCCATTTGTTGAAGAACGAATCATTAAACTTCGTGGGAAACGATACTTTGAAGAAAATGTCATGGTTATTAGTCCAACTACAACATTTGAAACAAATGGTCGTGTACGATTTGATCCATATTTTCATGAACTTCTAGGTTGTGGTAATCACTGATGTGGAAACAATTTTTGTGCAGATTTGGGTGGCATTCCTGGACACCATGGAGTGAGCCAAAGACAACTACTCCTCAGTGGATTGAATTGAATCCACAAGCTTTAACGGAAGCCAAAGCTCAACAATTCCGTAAATGTACTATATGTAACAGACAGCAAAGGCATGTATTCTAATGAGTGATTGGTATGATGAAGCAAAACAAGCTCTATTAGTAAATATTGCAGAGAACATGAATATTTCATTATGCACTTTAGAAGAGCTTTGGGATTATCTTTCAGATATTGGTATCATTGATTATGATGCAACAAAAGAAGTTTTAAGTGAACTTTATGAGTGATGTGTGTAAATAAAGAATAAAAACACATTATATGATGACATTTCGTGAACGTATGCTTTTCTTGGAGAAGTTAAAAGTGAAGAATCATGCTGGTGGCACTTACATGTGTGCTAATGTATCTACTAAAACTCAGAAAGATCTAGCTGCTTGGGTTGCCACACATAATATTCCCA